GTGCTACCCCCTCACGGGGGTAGCCAGTGCGTAGTAGCACTGATGTCATCTCGGAATTACCCGAGATGCATGCCTATTTCACATCAGGAGGGTGGACGTTATGGGTAAGAAAACCCTTAGGATACCTAATGTATCAGGTTATGATACACGCGGGTTACCCTTTGGTATGGATCCTCGTAAATTTTACGAGTATTCTGCCCAACAACGTCGACAGTCCGCAACTGGCATCGAGAAATTTCTCTATGAACTTATGCCTTACAACTTAATTGGATCTTTGGCTTTCGCCGTAGATCCATTAAGTCAATTTAAGGTATCAGCTACGAGGATTTCTCCCGCCACTCGTACTCGTACTCGTACCACGATGTCTGTACTCGATCCCCGTTCTTTTACGGCGAAGTTTACAGCCAAAGTAGCACCTTACAAGTACTTGCCGGGTGGATACACCGATGGTAACTCCCAAACCTATGTGCAACCTGCACAATTGGGTGTCCCTCATGTATCACATGATGTCGTGAAATCTGATCGTTTACTTGGTAGTGAAATGGGTGAGTTTTCCATGTGGAAAGCCCAAACATTTTCACCTCCTCGTTCCGTTCGTTTTCACGAAAACCAGCGTCGTTGGTACAATGATAGTCCTAGTGGATATAACTATATATTCACAAAGGAATATGAGCGTACCGGACACGGTCCAGCTGCGTATATCCAGCGTTCAGATGTAGACGCATTGCGTGGAGAAGTGCAAGGCAAACAGCTTGCAGTAATGCAGGCCAATGTCTTGGGCCTCTATCGGAGATGTTCATCTCAGAAAAGGGCTACAACACTTTTTCGCAATATCGTAGAGCTCAAAGATTTACCGAGAGGAATCTTGCAATTACAAGAGTCTTATCGGCATCTTCGAGAACTAGCTTTCAACCTAAACATACCCGCGAACGTGTTGAGGCGAATTCACCTCTTAAAGACCACGTCCAAGGATGTGCCGAAAGAGTTTCTTTCTTACTCTTTCGGATGGAGACAGCTCTACTCTGATACAATGGATTTGTTGCTTGCCCCTGAACGGATATCAAAACGTGTAAACTTTTTGATACGCCGCAATGGCAAGGCAACAACGTATAGGTCTCAGCAAAAGATAGCTGAGAACTATGCGACAACCTCCGGCTTCACCTATTATACGTTTCCAGATGAGAGCGTGAAAGGTAATGATAGTAATATCACTATCGATCACGAATTGAAGATGGTAATTAATGCCACCTTCGAGTTCCCAGATGTTAACGTACCCACTTTGCGACAGAAAGAGTTCTATCGCCAAATGGGGGTTGTCCCAACACCATTGGACGTTTATAATCTCGTCCCTTGGAGTTGGCTTTTTGACTGGTTCACTGGCTTTGGAAAATACCTCGAAGTTATCGAGAGTATTAACACTGACAAGGAACTGGTCAATTGGGGTGTTCTCTCTTGTGTTTCAAAGGGAAAACTCCAGACAACTTTTTCAGGTAAAGTTCAGAATGCCGATACAGTCGGAGATGGTCCCACGGTGTTTACTTACCCCGTGTCAGGCCATACCTCTGTACTTGAATTCAAGTCTCATTTGAGACGTGATGTATCCGGCATGCTAAATGTGAGAACAACAGGTGATCCGTCAAGTTTATCGACGTATCAACTGTCTATACTTGGGGCTCTCCTAGCGGGGAGACTCAAGTTTTAGTCTACAAGGAATCATCTTTGTAGACCCCATACATTTAACAGGAGTCGTCTATGCTTGTTGATCCAATCACTGTCGCCGCTTCGTCGCCGAATCCCGAACTCAAGTTCGCAATTGTGAACCAGGACGGTTTCGGCACCGAACGTCGTGATCTGAACGACGGGGGTTATACCCTGAAGATCAATCACGGCAAGTTGAAGGACGGTGAGCGTCACTATGTCCAGATTCTTCTGGCCAAGGATGTCACCGACCCGTACACTGCGGTGGTACGACGCAAAGAAGCGTCGTGCTCGTTGTCAGTCTCGATGCCTGTTGGCTTCTCTTCTGCTGAGGGCATTGCCCTCATCAAAGCGTTGCTCGACACCATCGCTGACAGCGAAGTGACTACGACAAAGCTCCTCCAGTGGCAGGGCTAATGCAATGGACACCAAACAGTACCAGAAGTTCTGGACACTTATGGTGTTCTTGCTAAGCTTCACCATTGGACTAACCTTTCTCGGCGCCGCATTTTCTTACGATTATGTGGTTTCCGAGAGAAGGGCAAATGAGGCTTTTCAATCTAGCCTTACTGCTCTTCTGTCGATACCCTCCAATTGCGGAGGGGGGATCTCACGTTAGACTTGGAATGAACAACCTCAAGGAGGTGTCCATGAAAAGTCCAATCGTGCTCCTTCGAAGCCTCTTGAAAGATTTCAAGAGGTTAGACCCTGATGTGAAAGGCCTCGAGAGAGATATCATCACTCTCGAGAAAAGGTACAAACATGAGGGTTACGGTTTCCTATCCGTAGCCCTACCGGCTTTTGGATCAGCCCTTCAACAAGGCTTATCTTCGGGTCGGTTCTGCTGCCCACTTGGTTTTCTTAAAACCAAAGGGGGGTCGCTCCCACGTCTCTTTGTGGGTTTGACTTCAGAAGTGTTTGAACCTATAACTGGGCTCCTTAGAGAAGAAGTCGATCTTAGTAAGCTTAAAAGCTTATATCAGATCCTCTTTCTCTTTAAGAAAATCCACCTCAGCGAGGAAAGCAACGACAAATTGCATTCCAAAGCTGTTGATGGGTTTTACTCAAATGATGCTATCGCGTCCAAGGTAGTTTTCCCTGAACGTGAAAGATCTTCACTTGAGTTGCTTGCACGTCTATGTATGCCGGAGTTGCGTCTTTACAACTTCGACGAAATGATGTGTAAGCATGGCCCAGGAGCGGTAAAAGAAGGACTAAAGGCTAACCAGAAGTGGTCTGCCGTTGCGGAGGCTATCTTTGCAGATAGTCTTCGCACAGATGACTACGGTTTAGACTTGTTTGGCTTAAGTTTTGTCGATTCTGATTTGTCGTCAGAATTGGCAAGAGCCATACCGGTCTCTCCGAAGCCACTGCAATCCTTTGATTACCGTGCCTCTAGCAACAGTGCAAGACTAATTTCTGTTCCGAAGAATTCTACTTCGAACAGAACTATTACCGTTGAACCTGTGCTGAATCAATTTATTCAGCAAGGAATGAATACCGTTCTGAGAGATTCTATTCTCTCTTGCGATATTCTTAAACGGTGTCTTGCGCTATCCGACCAGACCAAGAATCAAAAACTTGCACTGGAAGGATCCCTTAACGGTAAATGGGCTACAATCGACTTGAAGTCTGCATCTGATCTGTTAAGTCAAAAACTTACAGATCTCGTGTTTTCTTCTTTCCCCGACTTTCATCGGAGAATGAACGATTGTCGTACCCCCTGTGTAAACGACGGTTTTTCCGACGTTCCACTCGGTAAGTTTGCCGGTATGGGTAACGCATTAACATTTCCTGTCCAAAGTGTCACATTTGCCCTTTTGGCAATTTGTGCCATCCTGGATAGTCAATCCTCTCGGATCGACAAACGGAATGCTATGCGCGTTGCTAGGAGTGTCCGCGTCTACGGTGATGATATCATCGTAGAAGCAAAGCACTCATCATCAGTGGTTAACTGGCTTATCTCGTTCGGTTTGAAAGTGAACGAGAAGAAGAGTTTCCTTGTTGGCAACTTCAAGGAATCTTGCGGTGTCGACGCGTTCAGGGGGGTAGACATTACCCCTGTGTACGCCAAACCCGTACCAGACCACACTTCCACTGATCCAAGTGACATAGCTAGTCTCGTATCACTGTCTAACCAATTTTGGTTAGGCGGTTACTACAGGGCTAGCGAGTGTATTAAGAACGAAGTTGAAGCTCGATTAGGATATGAGCTTCCTCTTGTATCTAAATACTCTTCGTCTCTTGGCTGGCATAGCCGTCAGGATGCAAGTTACGCCACTAAGTGGTGTAATAAGCTCCATCAGTTGCTCGTGAGAGCACCAGTCATCAAGTCTTTAGTAAGACGCGATAAACTGGATGGCCATGCAGCTCTGCTTAAGTTCTTTCACGTTCCCTTGATTGGGAGACCGAAAAGACACCTAGAGCAGACTTCAGTGCGATTCCAACTTAGAATCGTTAGGAAGTGGGTGCCCGCACTCTTTAACTAGAGAGCGGAAAAGTCTTGTTCCTTTATAAATTGGAACAAGCCAGAGAGGTCACTGTAATTAGCCGGGGGGGTAACCCCCCGTTCTAATACATTGGAACCGAGTGTTATATGTCGAAAGACATATAACTTAGTCTGGTGCGAAAGCATCAGACTTTTCGGTCACAATTGCAGAGCCCTCTCTGCAC